GCCGTCCACTGCTTTTTCTCCCCGTCGGGCCGGTCCACGGTATACCGCTGCTGTCCCCGGATGCTGTGGGCGATAGCCGCCGCCAGCACCAGGTCGTCATGCTCCCCCTCCGCCGCCTGGGGCTTGCGGTCCTTGCCGTAGACAAAGGTCAGCATCTCCCCCAGGGTCTGGAAGCTCACCACCAGCTCCGGGGCCTCCTCCATGACCGTGTGCAGTCCCGCCAGGATCACAGGCCGGGTCTTGGGGCTTGTCAACCATCCAAACGCCTCCACCATCTTCCCTGTAAAGGTATCAAACCTTTCACGCTGATAGAGCTTTGGATAGCGCCACTCCTCCAGCTTCATCTCTGGATACGTCGAGAAATTCACCTCCACGCCGATCAGCGCCGTGTTGTAGTAGTGCCCCAGGCAAAAGATCTGCCGGGCATACAGGACCTCGGAGAGAGGCTGCCGAAGCTCCGCCACCTGATGGCCGTCGGTGTTGTCCAGCACATGGGCGGTGAAGCAGTCGCTGCCCTCTCCGGCGGTGTCGCCGCCCAGAACATAGGGGACGCCCGGCTTCGGCTCCTCAAAAATGCGGATAAGGCCTTTTTCCCGGTCTGTAAAGGTCCACTCTCTGGGCGCTCCCCCCTCGATCTCCGGCTCCGGATATTCGAACAGGCCCACCCGCAGCGGCTCCTTTGCCGCCCGCCGCCGGGCCATGATGGTGTCATTGTCAAAGTAGGGATCACCGGACAGCAGGAACGCCTCGTCCGGCGTGTTGGGGTACTCCTGCCGGAACAGCTGTTCGTCTCCGCCCAGATTCACCCGGATGCACCACCGCCGCCAGGACAATTGCTCCTCGTCGAGGCAAAGTCCGCTATACTCGCCCCGGCCTTTCGCCCAGGGCTCGAACCGCTTCCTTGCCTCTCCTCTCCCCACCGGACCCACTACGCTGGGCTCCGGCGGGGGCCCCATCATTTTCTTTTCCTCATCTGTCCAAATAGTTCCCGGTTCCACAGGCCGCCGGTACTCCGGCTCCATGTACCAGGGCAGGAATACAGGCCGCCAGCCATTGGTCTCGGCCACAGCGCCGTCCCACAGCTCCTTGAACTCGTTGAAGCCGTTGGCAGTGCTCTCGATGATGACCATGGTGTTGGGATCGTCCGGCACGGCCTGCATGATGCCCGCCAGCAGGCCCTTCTTGTCCCCCGGCCAAAAGGCGTACTCCGACAGATGTACATTGGTCAGGGTATCCGACCGGCCTGCTCCCTTGCCGCCGGCGGTGACGCACTTGATCCGGGACCGCAGTCCCGGCCGCCGCCGCTTCTCATTTTCATCCCGCGTGGGATTCTCAAACACCAGCTCTTTTGCGTTGCTGTTCTTCCGCATAGGCTGAACAGAGCGCGGCAGACAGTCGTAAAACAGCTTGTTCATGTTGAACAGGTTGGCTGTGGCGTCGTCCCGGTGGGCCACGATCAGGGTCCGCACCAGCGGCCTTGTGGCGGCGTCCTGGAACATCAGAGCCTCCGTCACCGTGGAGATGCCCTCCTGCCGCCCTTTCAGCACGATCAGGCGGACAGGCCGTCCCGCCTGGTGCTCCTCCTTGATGATCCGGTACAGGTTCTCCTGGGCGGGTTTGAATCTCAGCGAGACCATCCGCTGTTTTTTATCCCGGATCATCAAAAAGTTCTCGCAGTATTCCTTGGGATTTCTCAGATTTATCATGGCGCGCCTCTCCCGGAAGCTGTCCCCTCCTCCCTCCTGCGGCCGCCCGCCGCGGCGTTGGCGGGCAGTCCCTCCCGCCTCCGCCAGCTGGTCACGGTGTTGGACGCCACCCCCATCACCCGGCCGATCTCTCCGTCATTCTTCCCCTGCCCATAGAGCGTCCGGGCAATGCTCCAGTCGTACTTCGTCTTTGCCCCTGCCCCAGGCTTCCTCGTTCTTGCAAACTCTGCTCCACTCGCAAAAAACCGCTCCGCTTCTCTGGGAGACTCCAAACGCTCTCCTTTCCGGAAGTATGTACACTTCTCCGGAGGCTCCGCTCTCCTCGTGTGCCCGGTCAGATAGGCATAATTGCACCGGAAGATCCGGTGCTTCTCTGCGCGGAAAGCGCAGGTATCACATTTCGCCCGTTTCATCTGCTTCATCTTCGTCCAACACAGCCCCACAGCAGATGCAGATCCTCCGCCCGGCAATTTGCGAGAACTCCGGACATCCGCAGTTCCTGCAATGCGCCGGCGCCCCGCCGGCCGCCTTCATCCGGGCACCGCGCAAGTTCTGGGCAGTCCCCCGCCGATGCCGCAGCACTTCGCCGGTCATCACGAAAAGGGCGCAGGCGGCCATCCCAATGGCCGCCCTGATTTTCCCTTTGCTCATACGATCACCTCACAGAATCAAAAAATCGTCCAGCCGGACCTCCACCGCATGCAGCGGCAGCAGCGGCTTGAACAGCTTGTCCAGGACTGCGGTCCGCACCGATTTTCGCGGGCCGCCATAGTCCTTTCCAAAATAGATGTGAAACTCCCACCCGTCTTTTGTCAGATTCAGCCCCTGAAGGTGCCCAACCGCATCTGTATCCATCCCCAGCTCCCGCAGAGGATAGCCGGGGATCACAAGGGCGTCCGGGATCTCAAAGGCAATGCGGACACCCTCCGCTGCGTCCTCTGGATCAAAAAACGATGTGTTCTCCTGGCGATTACCGGGATTTCTCTTGCCGCACAGCGTCACACCTGACATGGACCGACTGCCCCAATAAAAGAAGTTCAGCCCTGTCAGCACAAAACGCCCCCTGTGGTAAGACTGCTCGCAGTGGAACCGCTCCCGGAGACGGCATGGCGCTTCGATCCTCATTCCGCCGCCTTTCCAACGGCGGCGGACAGGGCTTTCATGGCCGCCCGCATCTTCTTCTGGTTTTCCGGAGTCTCCTTTTCCACAGCGTCAGCCATCAGGTTCACTGTCTCCTGCACCTGGTTGAACAGCACCGTAAAGCGCACCATGTTCTGGTTGCTGTTCACCTGGGCCATCTTCTGGGCCTTTTCGGCAGCCGCCTTGGCCTCCCGGGCCTCCTTCTCCGCCTGCCGCAGGTTGATATTCGCGGCCTTGGATTCCTCACGGGCGCTTTTCAGCTCTTCACGGGCCTTTTTTAACTGGGACTCTTTGGCGTCCAGCTCCGCCTGGAGCGCTTGCTTCATGGATGCGTGGGCCTCCTTGGCCGCCTCGGCCCGGGCCTGGGCAAGCTGCTCCGGGGAGGCGTCTTTAACCTCCACAGCCACTTCAACGGGCTGGGACTTGATTGCCGCCAGCTCACTCTCCAGCCGTCGGATTTCTGCCGTCTTTGCCTCTTCGGCCTCCTTCGCCCTTTGCTGAAGCTCTTTCATCAGCTTCATATCCGCTTCCATCTTCGCCTGGTTCTCCGCCGCAGCCTCCACGGCGGCTTTTGCCTCTTCCGCCGCCCGAAGGGCCGCGTCCCGCTCCCGGATAGCCTGTTTCAGCTCCTTCCCGGTCATCTCCGAAATGCCCTTTTCCACACCGTTCACCACATGTTTTTCGGCGGCGAACCGCTCCCGCTCAGAATCCGGCAAATCCAAGAGCGCCAAGGCTTTGCAGGTTCCTAAATCAGCAATGTTTACCGATTCAGGATACTCCCGCGCGATCCGCATAAAGTTGGTTGCGGACCGCTCCGAAATGTCCACCTTCTCCCGCAGCCACGGCAGCCATTCCCCGTGGGAAAGCTGGGCCTTCGCCTCGTTCAGCCGCTTGCCGATCTCAATGATGGACGCCCCGGCCTGCCGCTTATAAAACAGGATCTCCGCCTCAATGATAGGCAGGTCCCTCTCTGCACTCTTCGGCGGCATCCCGTTCATGCCGTACTCCTCCGCCGCGTCCTCACAAGCTCCATATCTCTCGCCTGCGCTGACGGGCACAGGCTCGCTCATTCCGCTGCTCGTCCTTTCCCCACCGGACCCGCTTCGCTGGGCTCCGGCGGGGAGCTCCATAGTTCTGGCCCCTTTCAAATCGCTCATGCGCTTTTTACCTCCATTTGATTCTTTT